TTATTTTGATACTCATCACCAACTTTTTCGAGTTTGCGCTTCATAACATTGACTTCTTTGTTTGCTTGGTTAATCTGTTTTACACTTGCTACTGTGTCTCCAACTTTACGAATCTGCAAATCCGCTCTATAACGTAACTTATTCATACTTTCTTTCCAAGCATTATATTCTTTACGTGTTTTAAATGACGTAATGCTTGTACGCAAATCAATATCACCAGAAATATCAACGTTATACTTTTTCTTTCTAGAACGAATCATATTTTTTGCATTCTTTTGTAATCTGTTAAACTCATTTAAATCCTTTTCACTTATCGTGAATTTAGGTTGTTTCTTCTTTGGTTTTCTTGCCAACTTCATTTCTCTCCTCTAGACTTTACAACGACTAACGGTTTCATTACTATAAGTTTTTGTTCTTTATCTTTTAGAATGTTTGAACTTAATCTTTTAGTTATCTTCCTGATTTATCATTTGCTATGTCTTTTAGTATTTTTATCTTTAAGGTTTTGAACTTGATTTTAGGCTTTTGTTTTTAATCTTTTTATCTTTTCTTCTTTTCTAACTTTAGGAGATTTTCCTTTTGTGATTTTAGAAGTCACTTCTTTTGAACGACAACCACAACTCGTTGTTTTACCTTGTCTAACATCAATTCCTCTTGCGATTAAAACATTACCACAATCACATGCAAATTTCCATTGAACATGACCGTTTTTTCTTCCACACATTTCAATACATGTAAGCCTCCCGAATTTCTGACCTGATATATCAATTAATTTACCCATGTTGCTCATTCCCTTCTTTTAATGTACTCTAATTGTAACACACATTTAATTGTTTCGTCAACACTTTTAAAATAAAAAGTCTAATTTATTTTATTAGACTTTACTTTTTTATACATTTTAATTGATTTCGAATCAAAATTACCGTTTGATATTTTCAATAAATAATCGTAAGCATAGTTTGTTAATTCGGATAATTCTTTTATTGTTCCACATCCAACAAGTTTACCTCTCACAATCATTGCGTATTCATGTATGGACGGTTTATCGACTTCTAATTCATGATGAATTCTAGGTTTACCACCCTCACGAATTCTCTTTCTAGTCTTCTGACATCTATTCCAAATAGCATGTCTTGTTACACCTATTTCCTCCGCTATTTCTTCCATTGAACCACTTGCTTGTAATTCTTTATTTATATAATACTTATATGTTGCCGGTGCTTTCCCAGTGTAGTTCATCCCTTCTACCTCCTACATCCATTCATAATAAACTGTTTCACTATAATAACCATTAGATTCACCATACCACTTAATAACAACAGTTCCTTTTATAGTTGATAATTTGTAAAATGTCCATGTTTCTGTACCCCATTCATTTTCACCTGAATTAATTACCTCTTCAGCTAGTAGAATAGGTGAATTCATAATATCATCTAAATCTCCATTAATATCATCAATAGAAACAGATTCACAACAATCCTGTTCATGATACATCCTAAAAGTTTTATCTTTTTCATTTATGAAAATAATTTCTGTTTTATCATCGTAAACACAATAATATTTAAACGTTTGACCTACTAACTCTTTAAATTCCATCCCTCTACCTCCTATGATAATTTTTCAATCTATTCCGTATTTCACTATATTCTTCAAATTTTATTTGATTATTAATATAAAGTTCCATTAACACGACAATTCTAAGAAAATAGATAGGATTCATATTCCCTCTACCTCCTATTTATTTTCTTTTAAATATTTCTTATATAACCCTTCAGCGGTTGTCATACTTATTTTGATTCCTACTTTGTGATATTCTTCATATAATTTCTTTATTTCTTTCTTCATTTCCCTCTACCTCCTATGATAATCCCTCAATCTATTTCGTATTTCAATATACTCTTCAAGTTTTATATGTTTATTAATATAAAGTTCCATTAACAAAACAATTCTAAGAAAATAGATAGGATTCATATTCCCCTTCTACCTCCTACCACGGATGTTGTTCCCATATAGGTCTGCTTCTTTCCGCTTTATATAATTTATCTTGTAAGTCTTTTAATTGTTTTCTTAGTTCTTCATTTTCTTTTTTATATATCTCTAACTCAATTTCTCTACCTTTTAATTTTGCTTCTAATTCGTCACAATCTTTTTCCAACGCTTCAACTAAATCATCCATCCCCTCTACCTCCTATTGAAATATTCTTCTATGAATTCTAACACAATAAAAGGAAAAAGAATGCTTAATGGTAAAGAAAATATAATCAATATAATTTGAAAAGTTTCTTTCCAACTATAATCAATCACTTCGTCAATCCTCCCTAAAAATAAAAGGACTAGCGTTTAAGCCAATCCTTTATTCTTTTATCTTTTCAACTAAAGTTTTATGCTTCTTTATTTTCTAAGAAACCAAAGTCATCCGCCAGTACTTCTGTCACATATACTTTTTTACCAGTTGGTTGGCCGTCTTTCAATTCATCATAATTACGTGTTGCAATTCTACCACTAACACTAACTTTATGACCTTTACGAACATGATTCGCAAATGCTTCTGCACGTTTACCCCAAATAACCACTTGGATAAAATCAGCTTCACGTTTACCTGTATTTTGGTTTACGAAGTTTTGTTGGACAGCTAAAGTTGTCGATGCAACTGCTTTCCCTTGAGGTGTGAAGCGTAATTCTACATCCTTTGTTGGTCTTCCTACTAATGCTACTAAATTCATTTTAATTTCCC